AGGAATTTTTGGCGATTGTTCGAGGGATTTTTTCCGTTCGTCGAGGTCAGACATAAATCGCTGGAGCCTTTCCTTTAATTCATCAGGAAGATCGCCGGAACCTACAACCTCAATAAAACCCTTGACATCGAATTTCTGCATGATCACACCGCCCCAGGAAACTTTTTAAAGTAGAGAAAACACAGGACGACGGTACTGTTTCTTCATTATACAAACATGTGTTCGCATGTTCAAGGAAAAATACAACAAATTCCGGCTATAAATTTGTAAAGGGAATATTACCATGTAAGCACTTACATATCAATAGTATATTGGTCTAGTTCGAATAATTTGTGATGCAGATCACAAAAAGGAGTAAGTGTATGAAGGTTTTTAAAATCATTATTTCTTACGTTTTCACGGTGATTTCTCTCCTTCTAGGGATCGGCGTTTTTTATTATGTGTACAGAGCTTACTTCATGACAGGAGTTAATGATCAAGGTTATTACGATGGTTGGGGGAGAACATTATACGATCCTCCGGCGTGGGTCAAAATGGTCATACCAGATATGCAGTGGCCCGGAACTGGTTGGTTCATATTCGATCTTGTAGTATTTTGGATTGGTCTTGCAATATGTGGAGGACTAATTAAACTAGGTGGATACATGAGAGGAGAATCTTGATTAGTTCAAGGAGGCACCATGAAACTTCCATCAGGCGAATATTTCATCTACCTCCGTAAATCCCGCGCCGATCTTGAAGCCGAAGCCAGGGGCGAAGGTGAAACCCTAGCGAAGCACAGGAAGGCGCTTTTTCGTCTGGCACGGGAAAAAGGGATAAACGTTACGCAAGTATACGAGGAAATCGTGTCCGGGGAATCACTTTTCCACCGCCCGCAGATGTTGAAGCTACTTGAAGACATGGAAACCAATGCGCCAAAAGGCGTACTGGTCATGGACATGGACCGGTTAGGGCGCGGGAATATGCAGGAACAAGGGCTGATTCTGGACACGTTTCGCCGTCACAATGTCCTCATTGTTACGCCCGCAAAGACATATGATTTGAACGATGAATCCGACGAATTGATGACGGAGATTCAAACCTTGTTCGCCCGGCAGGAACTTCGGATGATCACGCGCCGGATGCAGCGCGGGCGTGTGGCGTCGGTTGAAGAAGGCAACTATATAGGAACCCGGCCGCCCTATGGTTATTTGATTCATCAGGAAGGACGCGAACGCTTTCTTGTCCCTCACCCGGAACAAGCGCCTATTGTGAAACAGATTTTTCAATGGTACGCGAATGAGGATATCGGAGCGAGCAAGATCGCTGCTCGCCTTAATGAAATGGGGATCCGGACGTACACAGGCAGAACATGGACATCCCCGAGTGTATTGGTGATCCTCAAAAATGAAGTCTATATAGGGTTGATCCAATGGAAAAAGCGTGAACAGAAGAAATCCCGGACACCCGGTAAAAGAAGGGACACCCGAACAAGAGATAAAAGCGAATGGATCAGCGTCCGAGGGAAACACGAACCACTCGTCAATGAGGAATTATTTCGCAAGGCGCAAGATCGATTGAAGTCGAAATATCATGTCCCCTATCAATTGATCAACGGCGTCACGAATCCATTGGCTGGTCTAATAAAATGTGGGAAATGTGGATATTCGATGGTGCTGCGTCCGTACACGAAACAAGCTCCCCATATCAAATGTTACAACCGGTTTTGCGACAACAAGAGTTCACGGGTTGAATACGTTGAAACGAAACTGATTCAAGCGTTGGAGGAAGAACTGCAACACATCAAGATCAAATGGAGTGCGCGTCGTAAGAAAAAGGATTCCACCGTTGAAATCCATGAACAAGTGATCCAGTCGCTTGAACGGGAACTGAAAGAATTGGAGCAACAGAAGGAACGATTGTATGACTTTCTCGAACGGGGAATTTATTCAGAAGACGTGTTCCTAGAGCGGAGTCAGAACCTACAATCCAGAATTGAACAAACCCAACAAGCGATAGTGAAAGCTCATGAGGAATTGCATCATGAACAAGAGCGCGTAAAAGCACAGAAGGAAATTATTCCGAATATAACAAACGTGATCCGCCTTTATAAACGTTCCAAGGATCCGGCTCGAAAAAATGCGCTGCTCAAGTCGATCATGTATCATGCGGAGTATCGAAAGGAAAAACACCAGCGATTGGATGACTTTGAACTAAAAATTTTCTTGAAGATACACAGATAACCTGTTGGTGTTAATGAATTAACATCTACAGGTTATCTGTTTTGTGGATACTGATTCGGCCAATATTTCGGCCGGCCGCACTTCACACATACGAGAAGATACCGCCGTCCGACTTGCTTATATCTCCACTTTCCCGCTGCTTTGCATTCGCATATTCCATTCTTCCAGAGTTCGGCGTCAAGTTCGCGTTGCGATATTTCCATGCGATCACTTCCCTTTTATCGTCATTATACAAAATTCCCCTCGATGGGAATAAAAAAATGGGCCGATCCTCACGGGATCAGCCCAGCATTTTTAGCGTGAGCAACCGCAATGCTCAACTTGCGAAGTCCTTCCTGCTGCCACTTCCCATCGGTGATTGCCGCCTTCTCGATTTCCTTGATACGTTGCAAGATGTTCTCAACGGTCGGATCCGCAGCAAGTCCGAGTTGCCCCATAACCGGGGACATGAGCAGGATTTTGCGCTTGGCCTCGGCCTCGTATTTCGAACCCTGCGCCTTTTCCTCAAGATCGTACATCCGGTTAAGGAAAGCATAGGCGTCGGCCGACAATCCACGCGCTGTCCTTTTGTACAGCACTTCTTCCTCGTATTCTTCCAACGTCATATTGTCGATCCGCGCGAGATCAGCATAGAGACGATTCCACGGGAAGTTGACGCCGGGGCATGTACCTTTCTGCGAATCCACTTGATGATGTGCAATCACCTGATGCGAGTTGAGCGGTATGCGGACCTTATAAATGCGTTCGACTTCGGTTTGAATGTATTTATGCAGCCATAGGGTAGCCTGGTATTGTTCCTCAGTCAGTTCGCCTTTTACGCCGTGGTATTCGAGCAGTTCCCCCGTTTGCTTGTCTCGTACCTCATATCCTTCATGCTCGATTGAGACGGTGTAATAGTTGGCGTTGACATTACCCATCTGTTGTACAAGCGGAGACTTCGGGCTGCGGACATATCCGTTGGCGTGTGCCCGGTTTCGGATATCCACGAACTGAATGATTGATCCGTCTCGGCATACAAGAAAGTTGGAGGATACGGCATTGGCCGGGTTCTTGAACGTGTTAATGACGCTTTGTTTGGAACCGACTGTGATATGATTGACGATGGCAATTGGCTTATGGTTTCCCCTTGTCCCATAGTTGGGAACGGGGATTTGCTGGATTTGATACATAGCGCATCCCTCAATGGTACGTTTCTTCCGCTTTCGACACCTCGTTGCTGCCGGCTCGCTTTGCGTCTACCGCAGCTTCACCAATGATCCACGATGCTACAAGTCCGGCAAACGCAAGCACCGTGTCCGAGTCTATCCCCAGGTCCAGACCGTCATTAAGAATCACCAAGAGAGCAGACACCACAGCCATCCAGAACTTACGGCTTTTGAATTTGTTCATTTTGATCATCCTTTCGAATGGTTTTTCCGGGGATATGGCCACCGGTAATGAGTCTGACAATGCCTTTGAGTTCATCCGACCACTTGTCCCAATTTCTAATGCTCCACAAGTCTCCACCCCCAAATGTGATGCAATCGCATCGACTTTTGCCTCAATGCGCATTTGACGATCTTTGTAATTCAGCACATCCGCGTCATCCCGGAACAACCATGGAAAATGCCGAGAAATAAGGCGCTTGACTCTCCGGGTCCGAAAGAGTGCCAGACCGGAAAGCACAAGCGCCGTGGGTGATGCGCCGTATCTTAGGAATGATCCGATGACTTCGAGAAGGTAGTCGTACATGGTTCGATCCCTACTTCGACTTCATACGATAGTCGATCTGATGCGTCCTCCATCCCCAATGCGCGGATAGCCCGATGGAACGGGCTTTGCTCAATGGGAATGTGCTCGATCAGACAATAACGCACGATCATTTTAATGCTCATATCACCTACCTCCGAGGAAGCGGTACGCCGGCTTCGGCCATCTTCGTATTCACGTCGATGTAGATTTCGTTCATTTGACGTTGGATGTCACGCAGCTTTTCCGCTCGTTCCTCGACCGACAGGGACTTGTCTACGCTAACTTGACGCTTTTCTTCTTGAAGCGCGGACAGGCGCTTCGTAACGGAATTTTTCGCCTGGGACGTGACCAGTTTGCGAATATCATCGTCGAACCACTCCGGCAGCGGAGCGCCCATTTCTTGATTGTCCCGGTAAGCTTGCGTGAGAAGTTCTTTGCCGGCGTAATAGTCATTTTGCAAGTTGTTGGTGAATACCGGGTCCACGATGAAGTTGCGCAGCAGCGTTTCTCTCGGACGGCCAGCACCTACTTCGGACGTGAGCGGAAGAAGAAGTCTTGCCGGATCACCGCCATATTGACGGATGACGTAATCAATCTTCATGGGTGACCACTTAAGCTGCTGTCCGAGCCATTTTGCCAAAGCGGATGTACGCTCATCATAGCGATACTGCGGCGAACGATCCTGTACCCGCATCGGCTCAATCGGCGCACCGGTGAAAGATTGGTTAGCCAGAACGCTTGTGAGCGGCGCGAACGTCGTGGACGACGCGGCTCCTGCGAGGCTTTGATCAATCCCACCGCCTTGCGTTACGCCTTGCAGCGCGCCCGATACAAGCGGCGGTGTATAGGCGTTGGCGAGCGCATCAGCAGCCCCCTTGAACGCATCAGGATCGCCGTCTTTGTATGCCTCCAGCATGTCCACCATCAGCGCACCCAATGCGTTATACTCCGGCGAGAGCGGTATTTTGTTGAATGTGCCGTCCGGGTTTTTGCTGATGATGAGATTGCGGTATTTCTCACGGGCCGGAAGCGCTTGATAATCCGGGTCATCGTGGAACTGCATGTACTCATAGAATTTCGGCAGCAGTACACCAACACCAACCATTGCGGCCGTCTTGACCGGGTTCTGCTTCCACGCCTTTGCGAACCTGTACATTCCTTGAACGGCGGCGTTATTGTAAGGTATAAGGGATTCCAAACCTTGACTCCATCTTCCCCTGCGAGAGTAGTTTATTGTGATCTCCCGAGCGTAGTTCATGGCGTCGCGGATGTTTTCTGGAGTACGCGCACCGCCGAGTTGACGCAGACGATGATGGAACGCCGCAATCCGGTTAATGTTCTCGGATATATCCGCGATTTTGAGAGCCGCTTTGTACGGAGCCGCAATGGTTTTACCGATGCCTTTGGCGATGGTCCGACCGCTCAAGAGCGGATCAAGCCGCATACTTTCGACGCCTTTCCGCAATCCCCTTTCTCCCCGGAGCGCAGCAGAATAACCGCCGCCGGCACGGTAGAAGTCTTGCGCCATGTTGCGGAGTACCGGGATATTTAGCGCGTCCGCAATCGAACTGATGATCGAACCCATCAGATAGCCCGCGTGTTGCAGCGGATTTTTCGATTGAATGAGCGCTTGCATCGTGTCCATCGTGACGGACTTTACCGCGAACATCGGAGCCAGCGCACCGGTTGCGCCGCGTTTGATCGCGTTCGAGAAGGCGTTTGTAATGCGCAGCGCCATGTTTGCGTTGTCCGCACCCATACCGAGAAGCGCTTTGACGGCTTCGGGATCGTGGACTTTGACATAGACCGGCTGACCGTTCACCATGGCCCGAACGATGTTGTCTTTGTCTACCCGTTGGCGCTGAAACAGTTTGTTGAAGTCCTCGGCAAGATTTTCAAGTAAACCTTCTGCGCCTTCCTTCTCCACCAGTTCGCGCAAGTTAGGAGATCCTTTCGGCGGCTGGACGATCTCTGCGACTCCTTTCATGGCGTCAGGGTCTTTCAGAATTTCGTCCACAATGATCCGCATGACGCGGTTTCTCATCGCTGCCTGTACCCATGCTCCGGTTTGCTCGATAGTGGAGCGAACAGGATCAACGATCTTCCGCGCGGATCCGGTCGGGCTGACTTCCTTTATCGGCGCTTTCTGACCGCTGAACATCTGCTTTTGTCCGATTCCTGTCTTGAACTTTTCCTCCATCGAGAACTGCCGGCGCATCGGAGCATAGTTCGGATTTTGTTTTTCGAGAATGTCCGCCAATTCGCGGGAAATGAGTCCTTCTTCCACGCCGTACACTTCGCGGATGTTCTTGTAATATTGATCCCACTCTTGACCGAGTTCGCGGAATCCCGGATAACGGCGTTCCAACTCTGCGACTCTTTTCGCCACTTTCTCGGGCGTCATACCGAGTTTCGGATCATAGACACGTTCCCCACGTTGCATCCGAGTCAAGGCATGACGGGCGATCAGGTAATCCGTGAAGGCGTTGTAATTCCCGCGTCCGGCCTTTCTCACGATTCCCTGTAACCCTTCGCCCAACACTTGTCCTTGTGGGTTCACGAACTTATCAGTCACGATTACATTAGCTAATTGATTCGCCCGGTTCGCGTCAATGGATGCTTCGTATGCTTCGCGGGAAATTTTTTTGATCGGCGCGTTCATATCCACGAAGGATTGATACGCATTACGTGCGGCCGCTTTTGTCGCCCCTACAACGCCACGAGCCGTCTTCTTGATGGGTTTATCAACGATCTGTCCTTCCGTGGTGAGTGTGTTTCGTCCGCCACGGAGAGCATTTGCGACGATCCCGAGCGGGTGTGTGCCGAACAGCTTTTCAAACCAGCCTTGACGAACAGGTTCGGCGGATATTTGCTCTGTTGCTTGTTCAATCGCTTCATCCGCTTGACGTAAAGGAGCCGGCGTGATCTGCTCGGTTTGATCTCCGAGTTGACGCACGATCCGTTCAGAGGGATGCGCAGTAGGCGTCTCGGTACGTTGGATATTTTCAATGAAGTTTTCAATCTCACGATTAAGCGGACGTTGACGGAGTGATTGAATAAGTCTCTCTGCACCCGGTACAAGCGCCCCCGCAGCGCCACCAATGCCGGCACCAAGCGCGATATTTTCCGGGTCAAACTCCCGACCGCGGAACAGCACGTCACCCACTTCTTGTCCGGCCGTCTCCAACGCTCCGGCCGTTGCGCCTGTGATTGCGCCTCGCGCGATGTTCCTGACTCTGTTCGCCACCGGACGAAGGAGAGTCGTGACGCCGCGTTCAATCGCCGCGCCCGGTTGAAGATAGCCCAACACTTCCCCGACCTTAAACTCCGGGCTTTGGCGGGCCTGTTCAAGCCATTCCGGGTCTATTCCAGAACCACCAAGCGCACGGGAAGCGCGATCCGCCACCGGTAAAGCAGCGCCAAAAGTGAGGGCGTCAGCATACCCTGCTGCGCCCTTATCCATTGACTCAAGCACATACTCTCTGCCTTGTTGCAATGCGGGAACAGCGGTTTTCGGGGAAAGTCCTTTGCTCAAGTTATCAAGAAGCCCCGACACAGCGTTTCGGACTCTTTCCATGCCGCTCGGACGTTCCGGTTCCTGGGTTTCCATCACATGAGGTTCCGGTTCAGGACGCGGCACGACATTACCCAAAAGCAAAGGTTTAGAGAAGTCAGCGGCTTTATCAAGCTTTTCTTGGTAGACTTTTTGCTTGCGTTGTTCCGCTTTCTCCCGTTCAACCGGATCAAAAAGCAGCCGGCGCCTTTGGTAATACTTGCTGTTCGGATCGCCGAGAATCGAATTTGATCCCGCATTGCTTGAAGAACTTAATCCAAGTTCTTTCCGCCTATCATCATACTTGCTTGCCAAAATCTCACCCCCTACCGGGTCGGGATGCCATAATACAGCAACAATTGATCCGTCAAATTATCCGGCAAGTTCAAAGAGAGGATGTATCGTTCTATTGCGTTTCGATCCGTGATCGACCGGCCGCCCGTCTGGCTGTTGTATTGGGTGTACAAGGTGTTAATGTTGTTGATAATTTGATTCAAGTTCGGGCTGCTTGAAGACGTTGGACGTTGGGCCGCAGCTGCCTGTCGTGCATTATCCGCCCGCATGTTCTCGATGCTTGCCACGACTTCTTGTCTGCGGAGCGCATAGTCTAAGCCGTAGCGGCGAACGTCTTCGTCAAACTCTTTCTTCCATTGTTCGTCCCGGATCGCATCACGCGCCTTTTGATAGGCGAATTGCTCACCATAACGGCGGCGGTCTTCTTCAAATTCCTGTCTCCACCGGTCATCCAAAATGGCGTCTCGTTGTTGTTGATATTGTTGTTGCCATTGGATGTTCCGTTGCTCTGCGGTCGGCTGGCCGTTGTAGATGCCGCCATAAATCGCATCGTTCCGAATTCGGTCTTGCTCGCGTTGGTAGTTGAAGTTCCGATCAGATTCGAGCACATCACGGTTCGTAAGATACGATTGCAGCGCCCGTTGAAACTCTTGATTCGTAAGGTCAGCATTTGTGAGGATATCCGCCCGCAGTTCACCCCGGAGCGCAAGTTCATAAGCCCTTTCGTCCGCCATGATCTCACGGATAAGACGTTCTCTCTCTGCCCCGGACGTATCTTGCAGCGCTTTATACTTCGCTTCGATCTCATTCCGAAGTTGTGCGAGATTTTGATTGATGTTCGCTTGTCTCGTCGCCAAGTCTGCTGCCATTTGAGCGTCCATTTCCGCGCGTTCGCGGTTGAGCATGGCTTGATCGTAGCTTGTGCGTCCGCTGAACGGGTTGGCGTTGCGCTGGAAGGAAAGGTTCTCAAGCGTCCGTTCCTCTCCGATGTCTTGACGCAAACGGTCATACTGCGTTTGGAGTGCTTGAAGTTGTTGTTGTGCCGCCAGTTCACCCGCTGCAATCGCCTGATCCGCCGCGCTCCGCTGTCTTGCAAGTTCCGCCGCAATTTGCTGCTCAACATACCGCTCAATTGCTGCCTGATCCTTAACCGGAAGCGTGGGCGTGTAGGTGGGGATTCTGTCTCCTTGTGGAATGGTCGTCGGATTAAAGTAGCCGGTCGGATTGGCGTATGCTGGCAGATCGGTTTTTTGCGGCATGGGCGGGGCTGGTGTCTGACTCTGTGAAGGTGGTGTGTATCCGAGATTTTGAGTCAGATACTTGTATTGCGCACTCGTATCCAACCCTTGCGCCTGACGTTCTGCAATAACCTTCAACGTCCGTTCAATCTCGCTTTGGCGGAACGCAGCATCACTTGCGATCTTTGCCTGATTCGCCTCAATCGCCCGGTTTACCGCTCCGCTTGTGCCATAAGTAGCGCCGCCATATCCGGTTGCCGGAGCGGTTCCCGGAGAAGTTGCGGCGTTTGCTACGGTCTGCGGAATCGCAGGAGTAGGCGTTGTGGTTTTATTGGACGTTGTGCTTTTCGTTGATGTACCGATGGACGAAGATTGAGACGATGTTTTCGGAACTTGTACTCTCGATGTATCGACCTTCGAAGACCATCCCGAATTGACCACAAGTGCCAATGTTCACACCCCCATACAAATAGAAAAAGCACCCGATAACGGATGCTTTTGGTATAATAGGTTTTGTACCTTGAACCGTGTGGGCGTTCCTCTCTCCTAAGGAGGTGAGGAACGATGCGAGAACGAAATGATCTCTTGCTGCTGTTTGCGGCCGGAACGTTTCTGATCGCACTTCTGACGTTCATCGCCGAATACTTATGATATTCGTTCGCTGAATGATTAGAAGGAACCCGCATGGTT